TTGGGTTAGCCAAGTTGCCGTCCGACGCGCTAACGCGAAGAACTGGTCTTGGGAACTCAACCGATGCTGTGATGGCTGCGTTATTTGCCCCAGTACCGATCGAGGAGGATACGATAAAGAGTGAGCCTGTGGTCGCATGGGCTAGTCCAGCTGTCGTCGGGTTCGAACTCGTAAGCCAGCTAGCCTGTCGTCCAGAAACATGCTGTGAAATATCAATATACTTAACAATACCTTCAAACCCGAATGGAAGGAAACTTGGGTTTGTATTGCCAGCATCGACATCAGAGTTAATACTAACGTAAACGTAGTCGGAATTGTTGGGATAATTACCCCGCTGTCTGTATCTGCGCTCCGACTGGGTCCATTCCTGATAGGAATCACCAATCTTACGACCAATGTAGTTAAGGGAGTTTGGATTTAGGTTACAGTTATTAAACTGCTCAACCACCCTCACTACATTATCACTGTCGCTTAGGTGCCGAATTACAACCGAGAAAGAGCCGTAAGGATCATCGTCATTTGTGGAGCGCTTAATATCTTGAATGGATACTTTAAGATTTTTGTTTGTCCAATCACCTGCCTTGCCCCTCGCAACAAACTTAAACAGCTTTGTTGGCTCAGCCGATGGAGAGAGCTTGCAGCTGATGATGAACGGAGTCTCTGCAGCTTGCGCTTCGTATCTAAAGTCGTCGCCCTCTGTGGCAGCGTTGTTGATTCTAACAAAAGCCGCAGCGAAAGATGAATCGCCATCTGTTAGGACGTTATCGATATGTCGATCAAACGTCTCGCCTAGGAAGTAATTCTTCTCATTGGCGGCAGTCGTAATCTCACCATTTAATAGCTGCGGGTTTGTGTTAAAGACTTTTCGGATGTACTTCGAATCATTTTGATTGAAGTTAAATGTAATGGTATCCAATATGGCGCCACCGCTGCTCTTAACAAGTGCTTTGAATTCTTTGGTCCGGGCGGGGTTAGAAAGAATAACCATGTCAGAGCCTGATATTGCTGTAGCTCCGTCAACATACCGCGTGTCGTTGTTTACAAGAATGTTACCACTTAGTTCTAAACTAACGCTATCCTCAGCGTATACAATGGCGCCTAACGCACCTGTCAAGCCCATAGCAGCAGACGAACCGGTTTGGAATACTACGAGTCCCCAGGCTCTTCCGTTTGTTCCACCGTCCCAGCCGGCTTCGCCACCGCCCGACGCATTATCAGTCTCTGCTCCAAGCAAGCGAATGTAAGTTAGAGGAGAACTATTACGAAGATAAGCCTGCGCGGCGTACGCACCATAAGTTGTGGCAGTTGTGTTTGCGCCCTGGCGCCAAACGTCATCGCCAGAGTTTCCTGGGTTTGGGGTGCCGAAAACATTAACGAACTCTTCAAAAGAACTAACAGTTGTTGGTCTTAGTGACGGTCCTTTTTCGGCTCGTCCGATGATGACTGGTCCTATACCTGCTGGCGAGGCTGGTAACTGTGAGTTGTCAATTTCATTGACAAAAACGCCGGGGGATACAAATCGGTAATTTTTAACTGACATTCGTTCGGTTCTCCTACATTGCGAAAATGTTCAAAGTAAATAGTGCTAAGTAGTAGGAATAGAATTATTCTCTGTAAAATCCGTCCTTTATATTCTCAGGAATATCGCCAAGAATTGTTCTCTCTCGTCCAAGCTTTATGCTAACTGCATTTTCGCGCCGCACAATCTTTGGTCTTTCTTGGTTTTCTCCCTCACCAATAAGATAACCAAGAGTTTCAATATTAATATTGGTTTCGTAGTTCCTCTGCTCCATTCCAAGATTAGCTTGATTAGAGTTGTTTGCAAAACTACCATCAATAAATATTTCGTAATAGTGCCCTTCGGCTTCAATGCGTTTTGGTGTTCTTGAGTTACCTGGAATTGTTATAAACGGACGAATTAACTCATTCATTTGCTGCTGATACTCTGTTCTGATAGATATCTCATAGGTTACTTTAATCCAAGTAGGGATAGGGATTGTTATTGTTTCGTAAACAGCTTTCGCCGTAGACATATTTCTTTTATTGGTATTGAGCATCTTACTAGAGACGTCACCGTCGGCGCCGTATTTTCTATTAGCCTGTGCATTCTGGAACTCTGCTGTTTTCTTTTGATTAATCTGTCTGGCAATCGTTATAGTGCCGCCCTTTTCATCATTAGTAGGATACAAGTTGGCGAATACAGTGCCACGAAAGTTGTCTTCTTTCGTCACGCTTGAGCGATTAACAGTGATTAAAGGAAGAATCAATGTTTCTTCTTTATCTCTTAAGTCTTTATTATGTTTTATCTGAAAGGCACGCTCGGCTGTAACCCAAAGGACTGGGACTTTCTTGAACCCATCATTGGTATTAGTGAAAAGATTAAGCTCTTCATCAATAAAACTAAGCATAGCTCTATCAATGGTTTCCAAAGAAGATGGCATAAACTCAATTTCTTGAAGTTTTTTTGCTACATCCTTATCCCCCACATAATCAAATCGCTGAGATCTCTTATCTTTTATTTGCTTTTCGGATCTTTTGCTGCGTGACATTAAACTATCCTACGAATATGCCGGTTGGAATGTTCTCTAGAACCTTCTTAGCGGAGTCTTGCAGTGATGAATCAACGGTGGCCAGCTTGTCATAGGTAGTATCATCAAGAATAGTTTTAAGTTCCTCTCTCAACTGATCCATTTCAGTTCTGGCTTGTGATAGTAATTCAGACGCATTTAATGTCACTGATTCACCTGGAATAGGAACAGTGGAAAATTTACCTCTTACCTGTCCGAGTATCTCTTTTGTTAAGGCCAAGGCAAACCTGCGGATCCATTGTTTACCGATCGCATTAATGTTCTCAAACGGAATATTCTCAAATGGCAGTGTGTTTATGTTGTTAATGCCCTCAGCGCCCGTGTCACCTCGACCGGTGTCTTCCCAAGGCTCATACTGTCTTTCAATACTGAACTGAACCCAAAACTTTTGTGGCGATGTGTTATCGGGCGTGGGGAATATTCTTAGATTATTGTCGTGTATTTCATAAGAGTAGTGCGAGACTCTAACATTCAGAGCATCTTCGTAGGCGATTGCCTGAAGCTTGTTTTGCCAAGTTGGTACGATCTCAAAAGTAGAATCATCGGCGTACTGTCCGTATGTACGAAGGTTGCCCACAACAGAAAAGCCACCATAGTAGCCGTAGAACCGCCACATTGCTCGTGGCGTCTTGAAAAACACTTTTCTAATAATAACTCTTTTATCGCCAACTTGCCCGTAGTAAGCAGCAGTTGTATCAGTTGCAGCCGAAGATGAAATTAAAGTCTGCAAATCATAATCTTGCTGATCGGTGACTTTGTCAACCGAAGCAGAGTAAATTGGTGTTGTACCGCCGAAACCCGCCTCTGTTGCCAGCCCTTCCGAAACTCTTCGAACATAGCCATAATCAAACTTTGGATATCGCAAAGCAATATTAGACCCTGAAAGAGAGCTTCCAGATACTATCTGCCCATCTTGATCAAAGGAGCCCGTCGTTGCGCCCAAGAGAGATGAAAGAGAATTCTTTGTTTGATATAGATTTACAAGATACGAGTATTCTAGAACAGCCTCTTCATAGGCTGAATATACTGAGCCCTCTGCCAACTCAATGTCCAGTACATCGCCGCCCAACTTCTTATAGGTATACGCAACCTGATCGGCGGCTCCCGATAGGAAGGCAGTTGAATTAGCGTAAATAGCAAAAGGTAGTGTAGCTGCCACATTTGCAGCTGCCCCTGTAACGGGAAGAATATTAGCGTTTGAAGTGGAGGCTGGGTTTAAATTTGGAATTGACATTAAGGTCCCTCAGATTTTATCTATTAATAAATAGAAAGCCCCGCCTCAAAAGAGACGGGGCTTTCATTATTTTGACCTCAAGTCAGGCTAAATTAGCCTTCGAGACCTCGGCAGATGACCAAACCGTACATATCTGGACGGACCATCTTCTTGGCGTAACGGGTCATGACACCCTTGCGAGGTACGAAGTCCTCTACACCGAAGATAGTAGGCGTGGTCTGTAGTGGCACATAAGGTGCGTATACATAACCGCTCTCAAGGAAACTTGCTCCACGTCGACCGACAAGGATCAAGTTACGTGGGAAGTATGGATCGACCATAACGTCGAACTTCTTGGAGAGAGCGCCAACCTTAACGGCACCAATATCACCACGATCAGCATCAGCAGTCACGTTAGCACGGAAACCAGCTGTGAACTCAAGGATGTTAGCAATCTCTGGGGATGTAACCACAAAGTTTGCAGCACCACGGAGTGTCTTTCTGTGGATCTGTGCGGAGACGTCGTTGATTGTCTCAACAAGTGTCTCGTACCACTCACTGACGTTACCGGTGAAGTCCTGCGTAACGCCGGAAATAGCACCTGTCTCGCGATCGAGGAACTGACCTGGGTGACGCGACCAGTAGCGAATGCCACCGGTGGACAACTTGATAAGGTCCTCAAGGATCTCACGATCGATCTCAAGGGCGATCTGCTCAGAAAGAATCTGAGTAAGCTCGACCTCGGCATCAAGGTTGTGGTAAGCGTTGAGATCCTGTCCCAACTCTGGGGTCCACTTAGCCTTGAGCTTCTTCGTGACAGCTGTGACAGCCACTGAATCGACCTTGATGTCGATCTCTGGGATG